TAATTGCTGAGGGTTAAATTCCCATGGGCTCAAGATATAAGTTCAAAGTAAAAAAAACTTAACTAAAATTGGGATTTTATACCCAGACTATTTGTCTACAGAAACAGACATAACTGAAATAATGAAACAAGAGATAAAGAATAAGTTAGATAGGTGGGTGAGTAAGGAGTATGATTGGTACATAAGTGAAGTAGGTAAAAACATCACCTGGGGTAGGATGAATGATTATACTGAGGATTTATGTCACATGATGCTTCAATCACTATACCAGCTGAATGAGGATAAGGTAGAAGAGATGTTAGAGAATGGTAAGATAAAGGGGTGGTTGTTAAGAGGAGCATCACTACAGATTAGATCATCTACCTCTCCATTCTACATCACATTCAGGAAACATAAGATGTCAGCTAGGAGTGGAGTGGTGGATAGTGATAGTGGTGAAACATATACTCCCAGCTATAAGATAGAGATAGAACAAGAGGAGGATTTATTTGAATGTCTTGATAGAGCTGTTAGTCAGCTACACTGGTATAAAAGAGAACTATATAACAAGAAGTTCAAGGAAGGAATGACACTAGAGGAAATCCACAAATTCTATAATATAGGTAAGAGGCACCTAGTTAGAGATATGAATGAAGCCTTAAAAGAGATTAGAAGTGAATGTAAAAATGCTAAATTAAGATAATATGGAAAGAATGAATTTTATAATGTTCTGCCTAGGTGCAGGTTCATTATTTGTAGGAATGCTTATTTACCCAACAATCAGAAAAATGATGGATTGGTTGAAGAAACTAGGTAAAACAAAAGTAATAGTTAATAACTCACAATCTCAGATTGATGAATTAAAGCAACAGATGAATAACCTAGCTGAAGTATTAGCTACTAGAGATAAAAATAGAAAATATAATACCAGAAAAGAGGTAAGAGAATACCTTGAAGAATTAAGAACAAAAGAATAATTATGGAACTAGTACAATTTATAGGAGTAATAGCAGTAGTACTATTATTCACAAAACATTTTCAACCTATCCAGCCTATGAAAGATAAAGTAGTAGGATGGTTGATAGATAAGATAGTATGGTTAGGAATGAAGTGGTCACCACTACTCAATCTAACTCAGGTAGTAAAATTATTAACATGCCCTAAATGTCTTTCATTTTGGACTTTACTGTATTTAACCCACAGTATTTTTATAGCTGCCACAGGTGCCATAGTTGCAATGGTAGTTGATAATATACTGGTAAAAACACAAATTAATGACTAAATCTGATGCACAATGGCTCATAGATGTATTTGAGCCTAAGAGAAAATTAAGAATTGCAAGTTCCACAATTGGAATGTTTGTAAAAGCTATCAACATTATTTTAGAACAGAATAGAAAAGTTCCATCATGTGGTTGTGAATATAAGGTAACAGCTACAATTGCTAACTCAGCATTTGATCAACATTATGCTGAGATTATGAGTGTGTATAATAGTAAAACTAGAGGTAGAAAAAAACAATCATAACATGCCATTTGAGAAAGGACATAAGGGATATAAAAAACCAAGTACATACAATACAGATAAACCTAGAAATGAGTTTAACAAATCAGGTAGACTAACTCTAGACACATATTTTACCTCTATTAGTAGGTTTGAGAAAAAGAAAAAAGGTGAAAAGTTGCTTGATCAAGCCAAAGTAGATTATTATATTAATAATGATTTAGATTTAACAGAATTATTAGATGACTAAGGAGTGTAAAGATTGTAAGAGGGAATTAGATGTAGATCAATTCCATTACTCAGATAAGAAAAAGGGTATCCTAAAATCATATTGTAGAGATTGTAGCTATAATAGAGCACAAGCACATATAGCTAAAGACCCTATAGCACATCAATACTATATGAACAGGTATTATCAGGAAAATCCAGAGAAATATCCAGGTAATCACATTACCAAATCACTACCTAAACAATGTGGTATCTATAAAATTTCATGTGTTTTAACTAATGATTCTTATATTGGAGTATCTACCAATATTAGAGATAGAATCTATAAACATAGAAAAGCATATGGTAAAGGTAAACAGAAAAATCTCTATAAACTAATCAAACAATATGGTTGGGAGGCATTTGATGTAGAGGTATTGGAGTTATGTGACCCAAATGTCAGGTATAAAAAAGAAACAGCATGGATAGAGTATCTCAATCCAAATTTAAATGTAAATAAAAATAAATAATTATGAGTGAGTACACATTAAAACAACCAGAACAACCAGAAGTATTCCCTATTGATGCTACAAAATGTCAATCATTAGAGGAAGTAGGTATATTGTTGAATGCATTAGGTATGGCAATGACAAAGGAATTTGCAGCAGTAAATAACATAGAACATTTATTAGCAGATGGAGAATAGTGAATTTACTAGAAAAATGGATGATGAGACTAAGGAGTTGTTATGGGGAGTAATGGCAGAGAATTCTGAGTTGAAACAAAAGTTAATGATGACTGAACATAAATTAGTTCAGATCAAAAGATTGATGGAGGAATGAGAGGAGAATTTGAATGTAATTTAGTTCAGGACTTCATTGATGACCATAAGGAGATAGCATTATCATATATGTTAAAGCAGGAAAAAGGTGATTGTGATGAGATGTGTGAGTTCATAGAGGAAATGGATTTAACCCACAAATTTCTGCTGTATTCCCATATGAGGGCTAGCATAGACAAATAACATATGTATAAGAAACATATAAGATATGGCTGGTGACAAACTAAGTAAATCAGAGACTGATGCTAGGGTAAATAAATGCCTAGATTTAAGATATAATGCTATGGATCCTATTCTATTTAAGGATTGGATTAAGTATTGTAAAAAGGAGTATGGTGATAAGAGTGAACAACAATACTCAGCATACTGGGCTAAAGCAAAGGAGCAATATGATGAGAGATGGAGAACCAAACTCAATGCTATGCTTGATCCTGCAATGGGGCAATTATTAGGATTATTAGCCTCAGATGATGAAAAAATCAGACAGAGAGCAGTAGATCAGATTGTCAAATATACTGGTAATGATATTGAGAAAATAGAGGCTAAGATTGATGGTAACATTGAATTAAGTTGGGGTAGTAGTATAACAGGTAATGATCCAGGTGATGAACAAGAAGGGCTATAAAATATTTGAGACAATGCATGATAGACAGAAGTTCTATCTTGTGTTTGATCCTAATAATGAGGTAGTTTATAAAACAAGTAAGAGAGAGAATGCAGATAACTTTATTCACACCACACTTAGGACAGAAGAAGATAATTGAAGGTTTTGCTGATAGCCAACATCTATACTGCAGTGTAGCATGTGGTAGACAGTTTGGTAAATCATTATTAGGACAGAACCTAATGTTATATTGGTTATTGAAAACACCTAAACAAAAAGGTGCATGGGTGTCTCCAATCTATAATCAGGCAAAAAAGGTATTCCAAGAACTAAGTGATGCATCTCATAAAATAATCAAATCAAGTAATAAGGCTGATTTGACAATGACATTCATAAATGGTTCTACTATACAATTCCTCAGTGCTGAGAGATATGATTCAATCAGGGGATTTAGTTTTAATTATATGGTAGTAGATGAATGTGCCTATATTAAGGAACAAGCAATGCAGGAAGCAATATTTCCTACACTATCAGCTATAGGAAAGAAATGTTTAATGATATCTACTCCTAAGTCAAAAAATTGGTTTTATTCCACCTACCTTAGGGGCTTCAATGATGATGGTGACTACATCTCTTACACTGGTAAATCTGTGGAAAACCCACATATTTCTGATACATTCATTGCTGAACAAGCTAAGTCCTTACCATATGATATTTATTTACAAGAATATGAAGCACAATTCTCAGAGGCAACTAATGATGTATTTAGAGGATTAGATAATGTATGTATACTAAATGAGTGGACACAAGCCAATAGATCAACAAGATATTATTTTGGGGTTGATACTGGAATATCTAATGATTACACAGTATGCTCAATCATGGATGAAGGAGGTAGATGTGTTAGGATTCTCAGATTTAATGGAAAATCAATTAAAGAAGCTGGAGAAACTATATCATCTGAACTTAGAAGATATAACATCAAAGGAGGATATGTTGAGACAAATGGGGTGGGAAGGGCTCTCTATGAGGTTATCAATAGTCAAAACACTAGAGCTAAGGCATTTACAACAACACAAGACTCAAAATCAAAAGGAATTAGGGGATTGATGCAGGATATAGAGGACATGAGTATTGAATTACCTAGTAAACAATTGATGCCTGAATGTTATAATGAATTATCCTCATACACCTATAAAATGTCAGCTAATGGTAAATTATCATTCTCACACCCTAATGGAATGCATGATGATATTGTAGATGCTCTATGGTTAGCAAATCTAGCTAGAACAGAGATGGCATTTAGCAAAAGTAAAATATATATTGGAAATATGAAATAAGGGGTTTTTGTTTTCCATTGCTATTGATTCATTTTCTCTCTCCCCCTTTTTAGGTGCTCAGGTTCTCTGGGCACCCTTTTTTTCATCTATGTTTGGCTCTCCAATAAATGGATGTTATATTTAGATATAAATAAGAAATAAAGGTCATGAAAAACAAAGTAAAAAAGTATTACCAAAACAGAATGATTGAGATTGTTAATAATGATATTGACAATGAGTTTATTGATATGTTCTTAGAAGAGGATATATTTGATGAGATTTATGATGAGTTTGAATATGATGTGGAAAGTGATTTCCAAGAAGAACTTATTGAAATGAAAAATCAATACATTAAAGGTTTGGCTTCACAGAAATAAGATGTTATATTTAGGAATAATAATAAAAACAAATAAATAGTAGTTTTATGAAAACAAGTAATGAGTTCAAAATGAACAAAGTGGTTAATTATGTCAATAATAATATTGATGAGTTAAAACAAAAAATGAATGGTGAAGATTCTATGTATGTTTATGAAAGTGTTTTAACACATACTGGTTTTGCTTTTATGTCAGATGAAGATTATAGAATGACATTAATAGATAAAATTGAAGAATTAATTTCAAAATAATTTCAAAGTGATGTGGTGAGTGTTTGGCTCACCACTTCATTTTACTTATATTTAGATATATGAGAAAAATGAGAGTTATGAAAGAGTTAGAAAATCAAGTAAGACAATTAGTTAAAGAAGGTCATGTTCAACTTAGAGATATGTTTGGTAATGTGATTACTGAAGGTCCAATTTTTGAAGACCAATTAAAGCAATTTGTGATTCATTTGGCTTTGAGAAAATAAGATGTTATATTTAGATATAATAAGAAACACAAATAAGAGTTATGACACAAGTAGAAAAAATCCAATTAGAATTGACAGATGCTGAGATTAGAATGATTCAAGCAGCATTATCAACACAAGATCAAAAATTTCAAAAATTAGCTACTAAATATAAATTTGAAAATAATAATATCCCAGCAGCACAGAGATATAAATCAAAAGCTGATGAATGTTATAACTTAATTCAATATTTGTATGATTTTAGAACAACAACTAATTCAGGTAAACCAATAAAGAAATAATAAAGTAATTTAGGGAGTGTTTGGCTCCCTAATTTATGTTTGTTATATTTAGGTATAATAAGAAATAATAATAAGAGTTATGAAAAGATTAGAGATTTGGTGGAAGTGGTTAGACAAAGGTGTTGATACCAAACATGAAGCAAAAGAATGTATTAAACACATTCAAGCCAACTACAATAAAGTAGGTGGTGATACTCAACTTAAATATGATAGAGATTTATTGATGTTAAATCAATATTTAAGAAATAAATAGATTTTAGACAGTCTTCTAAATCTCACTTGTGAGTTAAGGTTGCCCCCATTAGGGGGCTTCTTTATATTAGGGAGATAATCTATCTAACTATATTTATCACTATGGAAAATATGAACATTAACATACCAGAGTACTTGTCAATCAAGGATTGGAAGTATTTTAATTCACTTGAGCATTTAAGTGATACAGAGAAAATGATTACATTGATATCTAAACTTAGCAGTACAGATATTAATGATGTAAAAAAATTAACACCAACAAAACTAACAGATGTTTATAAGACATTGTTAGAATCATTTCAGGATTTGGAACCTATGTTCTATCCTATATTTGAGTTAGATGGTGTATTATATGGCTATACTCCAATGACTAAGATGACATTGGGTGAGTATGTGGATTTAGAGAGGCTGGCTGTTAAATCACATGAAAACCTAGAACAAATAATGGCTATACTATATAGACCAATTACAAAGAATAGGTTTAGTGGATTAAAATGGGCTTATAAATCATCAACCAAGATAGCATTAGGTGAGGCTGAAAACTTATTTAATTACTATGAGGTAGAAGAATATGATAGTTCAACAAGAGAACTAAATGCTGAGAAATTAGCAAATATTCCAGCCTCAATTGGTTTAGGATGTTTAAGTTTTTTTTTGCTTCTAGGAAGCAGTGTCTCAATAGGTTCACAGATCTCTTCACTCAAACCTCAGGAGGGGATGGAGATGATGAAACAACTGAACAAACAAATGGATTCAGTCAGCATTGGGGGTGGTTTGCTACAATTCATCACCTCTCTACAACATCCATCTTATCAATCACAGGACAAAAAAGTATACCAGAACTCAATTTCATCTTTGTACTTAACTACTTGGCCTATGAACAAGATAAAAGCAAGAGGGAAGAACAGATTAGAAAACAACAAGAAAGAACTTACAGAATAAAATGATAGTAACTTACAAACAAATAGTAGATACATTTACAGATGCATGTGATAAGCATTTAGCAATCAAATCATTTGCTGAAGGTAGTATTTCATACCTAGATGCTCATGCTGTAAACATTGTTTATCCATTCATGTTCCTAAGACCACTTAGTTCTCCAGGACTCCAAACTAATGTTAGAACACTGAATTTTGAATTATATAGTTTAGATGTTCCTAAATTATCAAATGAATCACCTGTTGATCTAAAATCTAGAACAGAATTAATGTTGTATGATGTATTGTCATATTTGAGATATGGTCCAACTAATCAGTACACATTAGATTTTACATTATCTAGTATTACTCCAGTTGATGAAGGATTCCAAGATAGAGCATTTGGATGGGTAGGTGGTGTAAGTGTTACATCAGAAGGAATTTATAACTATTGTAACTATCCTCAATTATAATGGCTGATGAATTTATTTTATTAGATCAAGAGATACTAGGTCTGCAGGAAGCAATTACTCAGGAAATGAGAAAATTAGCTCCTGTTAGAACAGGTAGACTAAAGAGATCTATTAAACCACAACCTATTATTGACACACCACAGGGCTTACAAGCACCTATTAAGTATGTTCAATATGGTAGGTATCCTGATTTTGGAACCAAATATCAGGCAGCCCAGAAATTCACAGAAAGAGCACAGGAAAAAGTAGTTAATGCATCAGGTAATGCTATTGGAGAGGCAGCAGGTAAAGATGTGTTAAATATGCTAGATTTACCAACAAACATAAACATAAATTTAGATGTATAATGGCAATTAATATAGAACAATATAGCACATCTCCAAACATTGGTAATAGCAATCTAGTACATGCTGTTACCTCTAATAGTAGTTCAGAGGCACAATACAGATATGTAGGGGATATCTTAGATCAAAATGATAACCTACTACAGAGAATAAAACAACAACCTAACCCAAATGATACTGGTGTATTTGATTTTGGAAATCTTATTCCTACTTACTTAGGACCAACTGATGAAGTATGGAAAATAGCTAATGTAACTAACAATACAGCTTGTGGTAAGGATTTTCATATTAGATTTGGTGAAGAATGGGCAGCATCACCTACAGGCTCTCCTGTTTTATATACAGGTGAATCTCCATTAGCAGCAGGTGCTCCAAGTGTAAGTGGTTCATATTATACATTCCTATTAGATGGTGTATTAAATCCAAATGATTTAGTAGATTGGAATTGGAATAGTGGTTCAAAATATGATGAAGAAGACACATATGGTTTACCCAACTTTACACATCAAAATGGTTTAACATCATTTAATACATCAAGTGTTAGAATAGGTGATTACCATACTATCTCTATTCTAAATGGTAACTTAACAGGTGAAGCAGATGCTGCTATTAATAATGGATTAGCACAAGACATTTATGCTGTTATTTACAGACAATATGATGCTACAGGTTCTCTATTAGATACAGACATACTATATAATACAGCAGCAGGTCCAAGAACAACAAGTGCTGAATTGTGGGATGATGTTTATTTAAACCAAGATGAGACAACAAGATTAATTCATTTTCCTGCTGGCCCACAGAATATAGAGGATGCTGGAGTACCTATTTTATCAGATGATACAGGTTACTACACAATGACATTCTATAATCAATCAGCAGAACCAGGTGTTAACTTAGGTGGTGTCTATGGAGAATATAGATTTGAGATAGATAACAGAAATTGTGGATATGATGGTGTCAGATTTGCTTGGAAAAATGAATATGGTGTTTGGGATTATTTCAATATGGGATTAGCTCAATCAACTACATCAAATGTAGAGAGAGAATCATATGAACAATCATTTGTTAATTACTCATCTACTAACTCTGTTACATATGATAAGGCTAGAAGAGGTCAATCACAATTCCAAAATAGAGTTAACAAAATAAGAACAGCACAATCAGATTATTTAACACAAACTGATGCTGATAATTTAAGGGAATTATTTTTCTCAACTAATGTTTATGTACAAGATGGTACTGAGTTTTTACCTATTGTAATTGATAATGCTAGTGTAACAGAGAAAACAAATCCTAGAAATCAAAAATTATTCACATATACTGTAAACTACAGATATGCTAATGATGAAAGAGCAAGAGTATAATGGTAATAATTAGAGCAAAAGATAATTTTGGTACTGTAGCAGAATTAGATGTATTACAGGAAGCAGAACTTAGATGTGATGTATCAGCTATTGAATCAGGTGATATAGGACAAGTATTTGGTATCTCATCTCAGGAATTTATGTTACCTGGAAGTAGTAATAACAATAATGTTTTCTTTGGTAATATATTTGATATAGGTGCTGAACCTTCTATTGCATTAAAC